CGAATCTCAAAGGCTATGTCCTGGTCTACCGTGACCCTCACCTGGCGACAGGCGAGGGCCCAGCGCTTGAGGGCTGCCACGCCGCCTCGCCTCGAAAGAGGCTTGGCGGGCTTGACGCTCAAGTGCCGGAACACGGCAGACCTCTTGTTCCTGTCTGGTCTTCCCGCAACTCTCTTCCGCCTGAATTTCTCTCCTTCGGAGAGTCTCAGCTCATTTTCAATGAGCTGACACTTGAAGGACTCGAAGGATTCAAGCGGCACGGGTACCAAGTCCGCACCCAACGGTGCAAGCTCCTGATTGACGGCCTTAACCGCCGTCCAGTATGCTTTTGGCTTGGGGACCCGTACGAGAGGGCGCGGGAAGAGGCCCACCTCTCTGAATGGCTTCTTGCTGGCCAGCGCGGCCCCGATCTCGGCACTCGGCCCTCTCGAAACGAGAGCACCGAGGCGAGACCTAAGACCGACGCTGACAGCAAGACCGCGACCTGTGTAGCCAAGTCCCCCTGCTTCCACTGGCAAGTGGAGACGGGGGTCGCACTTGACCCACGGAAAGCGGCTCTTCATAACCCTCTCCATCCGGCGCAACCACAGGTTCTCAAGCCTGGGGTCCGCCTCCACCGGGGCCCGAAGGCCCGGAGGAGGGACGGAGGGGGGAACGAAGAGAGTCATTCCGTCTTCATTGTGCTCCCGGGGAAGGGCGAGGATCTCACATGCTGTCCAAGAATGGTCAGCGCGGAAGGTCTTCCCCTTGTTGAGCTGGGCGCCCACGGAAGCAACACGGCCGGCATAAATGCCAAGGGCATCGGATCCAATCCGATGCCTGCCGACTGCGTCGTCTCCGTGAGTCAAGGATCGGCTGAACCTGCCGACCGCCCAGGCACTCACCCAAGAGAGCACAACGAAGCTGAGAGGTGTGCCCATCGGACTCCCTCTGGAAAACACGACTTCCCCGATTGGATCGGGAAAGCTCCAAGTCGTGCTTCCAACCAGTCCGAGCGACCGTCGTGCCATGAGGTGATCCGATCCACGGATCGCACCTCGGCGCACGAGCGCTTCGACGACTACCTCGACCGCCGCGTGGGACAAACCGTCTGTAGCCTTGGAAAGGTCCAAGCTACGGAAGGTGTGCCCGCGACGGTAGTGGAGACCATTGGGAATCTCACGGGATTCGGAGTCGATAGACCAATGCCCAGGAGGCAACAGTCGCATCGACTCGCGGATCCAGCTTCCTTCTACAAAGGTCAAAGCGTCGGGAACACCGACAACCCTGACTTTGTATCCGGGAGCCCTGAGCGCGGCTGCCTTCATGACGAATGGTTTCCCATTCGCCCTGAGTGCCAGCAGAGCGAG